CTTACTTTAGCGGCTGGCTTACGTTTCTCAGGCTCGTCAAATGACTCCGCTTCTGTGGCTTTAGCTTTTGGCTTAGCGCCTTCAAGTTGTGGTGCCTTATCTGCTGGCTTAGCAACTGACATTGTTACTGCCATCTTTGCTTCTGTGGACTCGCCCTTCTTAACGGCTACTGCGTACTCATCGTCCTCTAACCAACGTACTGGTTGGAAAAACAACTTGGGTACTGCGGCTTTTGTATCAAAGCGGAGACGTGTTACGAGTGTCTCAGGGTTGATGTTCTGTGCGGCTAGGTAACGAGCGTATGCTTGTAGTGGGCGTTTGTCGCCTTCTTCTTTACCAAAGATGGACGTAGCGGCTAGGGTTAACTGCATTACGTCACCCTGTACATCATTAGCCAAGACTACTGCAAGGCGCTGTGAGAAACGGCAAGCCTTAGATTCGCCTTGACCTGAGCCTTTGACGTTCATTGGGCATGACGCACAGTTGGATGCTTGTGGCTCTTCAATAGACGCATCAGGTGTTTCGCCATCGGCTGACCAGCAATCAGGTCCTTTTGTCTCGCCCTCAACGTATTGTCCAGCGTAGAATGTACGGCTAATCTTCGGTGCCGCATTGACAATAACAACATCAAGGTGGCGGTCGTCAATCGAGGTAATCTCTTTGCCGTCTGCCATCAAGCGGAATACACCGCCTTTGATTGAGATGCGCTTGGTACTGCCGCCGCCTGCGCCACCGGTAAGGCTCTTGGCTAATGCGGATAATTCGCCCTTGCGTGCAAACGCTGGGGTTTGATTCGGGTTAAAGCTGGCTAGATCGCCCATAATACTGCTCCTCATTTGGTTGGTTTACGTACTGTTACTGCATACTCCGACATCGAGTTGAGCCCGGCTGGCACTACACCCGGGTTCTCTTCTAAAAACGTAGACATATTCTTCTGCGCTATACGCTTTTCAAACAGGTCTAGTGCATCGTGTTCTACAACAAAGTTCTTGAATGAATCCCAATCGTCTGTGTAGTAACGAGTTTTCTGTGACAAGATGATAGTGCCTTCTTCTGTTCGCACCGAGTTCATACCCAGCGCCAACATCTGATCTTTCATGGCGTTCTTAACTTCGTCTTGCTTTGCTTTGAGTTCTTCAATCTGACTCTCATACTCCTTGGTCAGTTCTTGAACCTTTGCGTACATCTTACGATATACACGTGCTAGTTTATCTAGCGGTACTACTTCCTCTTCGTTTGGCATTTTTATGCTCCTTTGTAAAATATTTTACATCAATAAAGTCGGGTGTACAACCTAACATAGGGTTTTCCTTAAAAATTAATTTCTTCCTTGTACAGATTCAGCAAGATGTCGTGCCCTTGAACACGTTTCTCTAACTGCTTAAACATGCGCTTCTCAATCTCACTACCTTGCAAATGAATTACTGTTACGTTGGTTGACGTTTGCCCGATGCGATCGGCTCGTGCAATGCACTGCAAGTAGGTTTCAACAGACATGACTGGGCCATAAAACACCACGGTGTCTGCCGCTGTTAATGTTACACCATGCGATGCGGCTTGTGGCTGAACTACCAAAATACGGGGGTCAGCGACCGTTTGAAAACGCTTAAATATGTCGGTTCGTTTGTTTACCGATACGTCGCCATGTATCACTTCGCTAGCTATGTTGTGCTTGAGTAGGTGGGTATGGATCGTTTCTATGCTATGCCTGAATGGCGCAAATACAATAACCTTACGGCTAGTCTCTTCAAGCACTTCCAACAGCACGTTTAGTCTAGGTGCACAGTCAAATTCCACAACCTCGTGGTCATCGGTGTAGGCGGCGCCTGCTGAAATTTGTAGCAACTTGGATACACCTGCGGCGGCATTGACGGCAGTAATCGTTTCGCCCGATGCTTGCATAACCATGAGGTCTTTGAGCATGCGGTAGTACTTAACCTGTTGAGGCGTAAGGGGAATTTCACGGGTTTCGGTAAGTACAGGTGGCAGGTCGGTACACTCTTCCTTGGTATACCTAATCGCCGGTTGCAAGGCGTCAAACACATCCTGCTGAGCGTTTAGCTTCGGCGCCCACTTGAACTTGGTCAGCTTATTCATTACCTTGTCACGCCACGCAGTAGCAAACTTCGGTACACCGGCAGGGTTTACTAGCTTAGCCAAGCCATAGGCATCTATGGGCGACTGTGCGGCTGGTGTGCCTGTCATCATCCACAGCATGGTCTCGGGCTTTAGTATCTTGTTGAGGGACTTCCAGCGCTGTGTTGATGGGTTCTTGTATGCGTTTGCTTCGTCCACAATCACAAGGTCGAATTTGCCGTTGGCAACAACTTCGTTAGCAATCAGGTTTAGCCCATCGTAGTTGACCACCACGAACTCGTAGTCGCCTTGTACCATCTCGATGCGCCGTGATGCCTGTGAATGATGCGCCGCAATAACTGAGCGATGAATGATGCTCTTGCCGATTGAACTTACCCATGCGTCGTGCATGATGGACAGGGGGCATAGAATCAGACAGCGCCGTACGTGCTTAATTTTCATCAGGTAGTCAGCCGCCCACAAAGCAGAGAAGGTCTTGCCAGTACCGGGGTCATTGAATACGAACGCTCTACGATTCATTGTCAAGAAACTAGCCGTATCTATTTGGTGCGCAAACGGTTTGAACCGCCCCGGCCAGTCGTACTTAACTGTGATGGGGGATGGTGGGTTCTTTACCCCTAGGTTGCGGAGCACCCGCACTTCGTCTAACCCCCAGTACACGGCTACTTCAAACGTGCCGTTGTCTTCGCTGACGATCTTGCTTCTAGGTATAACGCTGTACTTGTCGGGGTTGCGTGTCTTAAACAGCAACGCTTTGTTTTCTATAATTTGCATGTGTAGGTATCGTTTGGTATGTTGTGTTCTAGTTTTCCTGCCCAAAAAAGGCGGTTGCCAATCTCCCAAGTCAAGTCGTCTTGCTCTACCGTATCAATGGCTGGTACGGGCGCATCCCCAAATTTAATTATCCAAAAAGATACGCATGCTTCGATAGGCAAGTCCTTCGCTTCTGTTGTGTACTTGTGTGCGTCTATTTTTTTATTTGGCACGAGTGGCGACCCCCATTTTGCGTTGTGTTTACATTCTTGCCCGTATGGTCGAGTTGTTCTCCAAGTCCCATGATTTGCGCCTATGGTGCTGTTAAATATGGTTGGGTCAGAATCAACACGATAAAAAGCCCCCGGCTGCGGCGCCTTCATTCGATGATCCTATACACGGATGCGTATTGGCTAGCTAGGTTGTGCCTCTCCAACTTGTTGGCACCAACGAGTCGTATCAAAGCCAAACGCCAAAAGTCATCTTCTTTAAAGGCATCTTCGCTAACCCACTCACCGCCCCAGCGTACCGTCCACATGTCGATTAGCGCAGACAGAGGCGCCTTCATGGCTTCATGCTTTAGGTCTTGCTCGGTCAGGGTTTTGAGTCCTGTCGGTGGGCTTGCCCATATTGCGTTGCCTGTGTTTGATGTCGTTAGCGTTAGGTTACTTAAGCCTGTTGTCGTTGTTGATGTTATGGCTTGTCCTAAGGCCCCTTGCGGGTAATTCCTATTTTGTTGTTGCTGAGCCGCCTGTTTTTGTTTTTCGTAGATCAGTGCGTCAGCGTAGTCCTTGTCGCTTATTCCCATTACTTGATCGCCCCCTTGGATGTACGTTTGTATGAACGGTTTTGTGATGCTGGTACGGCTTTTAGATTGGAACGTGTTGTAGTACCGCCTTTGCTTAGTGGCTTCTTGTGGTCAACGTCTTTACCGTCGCCCTTGTGTACCACGCCTTCACGCTCAAGCATGCGGCGTGCCTTGTTGCGTTGAGCCCGCTTCTTCTTAACGGCTTCTGTGCCGTCGTAGTTTGCGTATTCTTGTTTGTAGTCTCTTTTGTAAGTCATGTTCTGTTTCCTTTTTACTGTTGTTCTTGTGTTTCGTGAAAGCCAAACTTATCTACCCACATTTGGCACCGTTCATTAGAAGTTACTCGCACTCCACCTTGTGTATAAACCCAAATAGTCTTTGGCTCTAGAAGTTCACGCAATGACCTTGTTTGCTCTTTGCGATACAGTTCTGTTTTCCTGAGTTCTGCCATAGTCATGGTTTTTTCCACCTTAGTGTTTGGGGTTAAACTCGCAACCCTTAACTTGGCACCAACCGCAGAGCGGGGTGCTGGTTGGGTTCCAAATGTCATTATCGTAGGATGCGGCCAGCTTGGCTACCCTCTCCCTGTACCGCCACCAGTGAAAATCTTTCTCTTCTACGGTCATCACTTGTGACACCATAGAGTTCTTCACAACAAATAGCAGAGCGGAATTAACTTGGCGTATGTGGGGGAAGTGGGCAAACACCATCAAAGACATCAGGATTAGCTGGTCTCGGTCAGGGTACTTGTCGTTGCCTGTCTTGTAGTCCACCACCCTAGCCTTGAGCCCATCGTCGTCAATAATCAGTAGGTCGGCAATGCCACGCACCCATACGTCAGGGTCGTTAAAAGCACAGGGGGTCAGGTCTTCCTTTAGCCCCATCTCGTACTCGGTTAGCTTGCGCCCTGTTTTCTTGTTGAGTGCGTCAAGCGTTGGCTGAATAAAGGCATGCTCGGGAGGTAGGGGTGTACCGTCCTTGATGTAGTGCTCGGCTGATTCATGCACCTGCTTGCCGTAAATGGTGTGCGTTGTCTCGGTGAACGGGTAGTTCTTGAGCACCTTGACTTCGTGGAAACGTCTTGCACAGCCTTCGTAGTCTTTGAGCCCTGAGTGGCTCCACTTAATTTTCATTGCGGTTTTCTTTCCACCAGTTAAATATTTCAACAACTTTATTTAAATCAGACGTGCTATGTACAAAGTTTTGCCCCACAAACGAGCGCAAACGCCGATGCCCACGCACTTTTTCTTCATCATAGGTATACAACCCGTGCTTAATCTCCATAGGAAAACCCGTAATCTCCATCAAGGTAAGCATGCACTGGTCTTCGTCAGATAGTTTAGGCATTGTTTTTATTCCATACGTTAAAGGCTCTGCGTATTGCTTCGTACTCGGTGTCTGCCGTTGCAAAAAACACTTGGTACTTGTTCTCTCGTGACGCTACCTGTACAGAGTATGCGTCGTACTTGTCTTGGCTAAGACGCACCGTACATCCACTCAAATCCATGAGGTCAATCATAGTCTGCTCTTCAGCGCTCCAGTTTCTCATTTAGAACTTCGCAGTCTTGATGGCTTGGTCTAGGCGGTCGGCAAAACCCGATACGAACTTCTCATTATGGGTAAGCTCACTACCCATGTCGTGCAGTATTGCGTGGGTAAGCTCATGCCAAAAGGTATTGCTTCGCTCGTCCGCGCTGTACACATACCCGCGTTTGGTGTTGCCTTGGGCTATGGTGATAGTACGGGTTGCCTCATCAAAACAACCATGGCACAACGTCTTGCCAACCAGTACGTCAGGTTTCGTGCGCACCAGATGGGGTGTTCGCCCTATGGTAACTTGTTTAGGTAACATCATTTAGCTTCTCCATATCGTTTGTTACAACCTGTTTCGGCATCTAGCGGTATGCCCGGCATGTACGCTGGGTCTTTCACCATCTGCTCTAAAACCCAAGCCTCGGCTTCTTTGGCTTCGTTCTCGGGTACTAATACCACTACCTCGTCGTGAACGGTTAATACGCAGGAATACCTCTTTTGTATCCTGAGCATGCCGTCTGTCATTACACATCGTGCTACTGCCTGCACGACGTTTTCTACAATCTTGCCCCCGTACAGCTTGCGCCTAGACTTTTCATCGGCGCCATACGACCACTGAATACGGCCTTTTTCATCGGCGTCACCAGTTAGTTGGGGGTACTTTAAAGCTAAACCACTAGGTAATAGTATACGCTCCTTGTCAAAAGTTAGGCATTTATATACATAGGGTTTACCCTGATATAGGCTATTGTTTACCAACGAGTTGCAGAGTTCCCAAAAGCTGACCACGTCACGTGACTTGTCTCGGTAGATGTCGATGATCTTCTTGGCGGCTAGGCAATGCGTTAGTAAATCTTTGTCGGAGCAGGTGTGCGGTATTGCCACCATCATCTCCATGTTCTTCTCCCAACTAATGAAGTCGTTCACGTCTTGACTACTTACACCCAACTGTTTAGCAAAGGACTTGTCGTACAGCGTTGGTGGTGCGCCTAGGAAACCAGTAAGAAGTTGCGCAGAGAAGGAAGCCCAGCCCATACCATAGCCACAACCCAGCAACGCACTCTTAGCGCTCTGCCTTAAATCGGGGTGGTCGTTCTTGTTAAGCCCCGGTATGCCGAACATCTGCGCACCAAAAGCGGCATACGCATCTTGACCCGACGCAAATATTTCGAGTAAGGGTTTGTAATCCGAGAGGTATGCCAAGACTCTAGGTTCAATCTGCGACAAGTCGCAAACCACGAGCGTGTAGCCGTCCGGCGCTTGGATAGACTTACGTAGGAAAGACCCCCGTTTAAGGTTTTGGAGATTAAGCCCCGAACCCTTGGACGCCGACCAACGACCTGTGTGCGCTCCGTAGTAGTTGAGCGGGACAGGAAGCGTACCTCGTTCTGAAATGTCAACGAATCTCTGTGCTCTTGTCCGTTCCAGCGTAGATTTAACTTTGAGACGGGCTTCACAAAGAAGGGCAACATCCTCGTTATCAGAGTTAAGTAGCGCTTGGAAGAGGGCGTCGTTCTTAGCAAATGCGTAAGCTTCTTTGCCGGTCGTTTTGCTAATCTTTTTCGGCGGGACCGCACCAACTGTTCTAAGAACATCAGCAAACTGATCGTTACTAGCCAGCGACGTTTCTTCAATGCCAATCCTTTCAAGCAACGCCTCACGTTTCGTTCTTTCATCTGCGATCGCTTCACGCAACATCTCCTCATCTAGTTCTAATACAGGGTTAGTAAACATCTTGAGCGTCATGTCGATTAGCTTGAGTTCCTTAATTGGAAAGCCGCCCTCAACTTCAAGCATCAAGTTCTCAAATATCTTCTCGCACAGGAACACGTCGTGCTTACAATACTCAGCAAGTTCTTGCTCTACTTCATACGGCAACTCTGTCATGCCGTTGGTACTGTGTACTGCATTGCCCTTTGGTGGTAGCTGGTATATCTCAGCTAGTTTCATAAGACTGTTGCCAGCCTCCACGCCTCTAAGAGCACGTGCCATAGATAAGCTGTCGAAGATAAATACAGGCTTAGCACCGTAAACCCAACTAAGAATTGAAATATCAAACTGAGCATTATGCGCAAGCACCGCAGTCCGACTCCAATCGACTGAATCAACCCAGTTCTGTATGTCATCGTGCGATACCCATGTTATGTCTTCCTCTACGTCTAACGTTTTGTAGCACAGGCCAAAGGCTTTGAAGCGTTCGTCTCTGACGTACTGCTCGGTCGTCATCTTGGACAGCGTGTACTCTTTGCTGTCCCAACGTGTTTCAAAATCAATGACAAGTATCTTGTCGAATGGTGCACTCATTTATTTCTTTCAGCTTGCGCTTTGTTTAGTTTGATTGAAGATTCCAAGGCTTGTTGTAAAAAAGCAATAAAGTCTGCTTGGTGTTGTAGTAAATCCGCAATACCCCCTGTGTCGCTAGCCATTTCTAAATCCGCTATGCGGTTTGCTTGTTGACGTAACTTATCAACCGCTTGACTTATAACCAACACAGGCATGCCGTCTTTGTTGTATTCGTCTAGTGCATCAGCTAGTTTGTAGGCGTTCAAAATGGTGCCTCCTCAAAGTTATGTTGCTCGGGTTCTTGTTTAGGTGTACGAAAAAGTTTGTACGTCCAGTCAGGTTTGTTTGCGATCAATGTCTTCGCTTCCTCGAGCCTGCGGACCACACGCATCTTCTCGTTGTCTTCGTTGTAGATCGAGTATAGGTTCATATGTTTTTAGTTTAGTAAATACTGGTATTGTTGGAGGTAGTAGTCGCATCGCTTCATCCAGCACTTCTATCAGCAATGCTATGTTTCTCATTCATTTTTTCCTTGTGGCTAAATTGTTCTGCCCAAGTTGTTGTATCTCGTAGCCAAGGCCCTTTAAATAATCAAACAACTCTTTGCGCTTCTCTTGATACCAAGGCTTCCATGTCCACGCTTCAAAGATGATGGGCGGATAGTTGTTGTCCTTTATCGTTTTCTTAGCGCCCTTGAGTACCTCAAGTTCATGTCCTTCTACGTCAATCTTAATTAAGCGTACGTTTTGATGTGAACCAGAGTCCAAGGTAAATACTACTAACGGTTCTTTTACCCCTTCGGTTTTGCACTCATAGTCATTCTCACGAACTTCTTTGTTTATGCTAAACGCACCAATGTTACCTTCGCTTGCGTAGTCAGGCATAGTCAGCACCAGCCGTTCTTCTTTATCAGATAACCCAAAGTTATGGCAATGTACATTACCCAACCCGTTGATAAACGTATTAGCACATAGCTGGTAATAGACTATACGCTGCGGTTCAAAGGCATGATAAATATGCTTCGATGCTTTCTTAGCCAAGGGTACGCAAAAGGTTCCAAGGTTAGCGCCGATGTCTAGCACTTCCCCTGGGTCTTCGTTTATTAAAAGCTTTAATGCAAGCTGGTGAATATCGTTTTCGTACAGTTCCTTCTTCAAGTGGTTCGATATTAAATCCTGCCCCTTAAACACAAGAAACTGTGTGCCGTCTACTTTTACTAGTTCGCAGTTTGGTATCATTTCTCTTGTGCCTTTCTTA